GCAGAAAAGTGATAAGCGTTATACCGGTCAAAATCAAGCTCTTAGTAAAATTCGTAACAAGACAACAAAAGAAGCAAAGCAAGTTGATGAAGAAACTATATCAGAGGCCGTGCGCGTGCATGTCAACGACGGTTCTAATTATGACGGCAAACAGCCAAGTAAAAAAGCCATAGATTTTATAGAAAAAGGTGTAGATCGGTATAATGGCAAATTTGATGGTAGCTCAGATAAAGGGTTTTTTGTTAAATTTAACTCAACAAGCGATTCAAACGGCTTTATAAGTTATATAAAAAGGGGTGAATTTAGTCGCATATTTTATGCTGATGTGATGGAAGGCATTAAAGATACTACCACAGAATCAACATCAAACTATGCTCAGTCTGCTAATAAAATATTAGATGATCTAAAGAAAGCAAATATATCTGCAGCAGATAAAGCAAAATTAGCACAACTAGCAGATCTAATGGCTAAAATGAAAGACAAATAATGAAAAGCTTTTGGCAATATCAACAAGATACTGTAGTAAATTTTAATTATCATGTAAAGAACAATATACCTTTACATGATAATATATTTAGAGTTGGCTCTGAAGCATATTACAATTTATTCACAGAAGCCAGAAAGCAAATGAATTCTGGAAAATACTTGCCAGAAGAAATTGATAAAACGTTATTAGAAACAGACATTGGTACATATGCAATCTATGAAGGTAATAACGTTCCTTTAGATTCGCCAATGATTTCTGAAGCCGAATATAATGGTGCTGAAGTTGAGTTAAATGAACCGAAACGTGGTGGATCTAAAAAGTTTTACGTATATGTAAAAAACGAAAAAGGTAATGTTGTAAAGATAGAGTTTGGCGATACTTCAGGATTATCAGCAAAAATAAATGATCCTGAAGCTCGAGCATCCTTTGCTGCTCGCCATAATTGTGCTGAAAAGAAAGATAAGACGTCTGCTGGATATTGGTCTTGTAGATTACCTTATTATGCTAAACAATTGGGTCTATCGGGAGGAGGTAACTTTTTTTGGTAGATCCATATATCGATGACGGTGATATTCGTGAATTTTCTGCGCATGTATTAAGTTCAGAATTGGTATGGCATAGAGATTTAGAAAATAGAATTGTGACAGTTTTAGAAGGAATTGGTTGGCAATTTCAATATGATGATGGATTACCATTTAATTTAAATATTAATGACAAAGTGTTTATTTCCAGTATGCAGTATCATAGAGTACTCAAAGGTACTACCAATTTAAAACTTAAAATAGAAAGGCATAATACCAATGGTTAGAAAAATACAAGAAGATGGTGCTTTACTTGAGCATTTAGTTCAAGATGAAAGCAGACTAACTAGAATAGAAAGTAAGATTGATAAGCTTACAGATATTATGGTTTCTCTTGCTCGCGCGGAAGAAAAGCTAATAGGACTAGAAGCTGATAGAACAGTTATTACTGAGAGATTAAATACACATTCAGATAGATTAGATGATGTTGAAAGCAAAACTGAATCAAGCGTAACTACTATAAATATTATAACTAACGTATTTTGGATATGTTTAACAGCTATAGTAGGCGCAGCTGCCGCACAATATTTTATTTTTTAATAAGGAATTACTATGTTTAATAATTTTAAAGATAATCCAATAGCTGCAGCATACGTTGCTATGTACGAAAAACAAACTCCAGTAGATGAGTTAGAAGAAGCTACTGATTTATCAAAGGTGTCTACTGATAAACTGCAGTCTATGTGGGATAGCCATAAAGACGAAGAGCGGCCTTCTCCAGCTTTGGCTGCGCAGTTAAAAAGAATTTCAGCTGAATTGGCCCAGCGCAAAAAATCAAATATGAAAGAACGCGCAGACTGGGTACCAGAAGAAATTTCTGATGAAGGTGTTGCAGATTTTATGGGAGCTGCCGCAGCTGCTGCGAAGAAAGGCGATAAGACTTTTAAATTTGGCGATAAAGAATATAAAGTTACTATGAAAAAGTCTACGGCTGATGCCATTGATGAAGAATATTCGCCTCAGGAAATTAAACAGGCTATTGGTATTGCGGCTGATAAAAGATACGCAGGTGGTAATATGACTGGTGCAACAAGCGCCATTGAAAAACTGAAAGCTGGTTTGTCAGACCATCCGCAGGTTAAAGCAGTTCTTAAAAGTAAAAATGAGCAAAGCGTGGATGAAAGCTTGCGCCAAGAATTAGCTGCAATGGGAGCCAAAGCTACAGAAATTGAAAAATACGCAAATGAAAAAGGCGGTATTGACAAAGCAGATATGCTAAAAGTTTCAAAATTTCTTGGTCAAGGAAATATGAAAGCAGCAGTTGACTATGCTAAGACTCTTGATACAGATCCTAGAGATTGGTTACTTACTAAAATGGGCGTTACTAAATAATGTCTCAGTATAGCGTCAATAGAAAAGCACATTATCCTGGCGGTAATACCGATATTCATGAAGTAGTGATGTTAGCAGACCAATTTGGTAACGTTATTGGTCCAGCTAATCCTTCTGGAGTTGCTGTAGACGCGTTTGGTCGCGCACGTGTAAGCACACCATTAACACTTTTTGATTCCTCTAATGTGAATTATAAGAATGAAAAGTTTGATGAACTTATAACTGGCACTGGTTCAATATCGTATTCAACATATCAGAGTAGTGTGTTATTGTCAAATGGCACTGCTTCTGGTAATAGTATTCTTCGCCAGAGTAAAAGATATTTTTCTTATCAGCCTGGTAAAAGTTTATTAATACTTAATACTGCAGTTTTTAATTCTCCACAAACCAATCTTGTACAACGCGTTGGTTATTATGATAATGATAATGGTATTTTCCTAGAACAAAATGGCAATACTACTAATATTGTAATGAGAACTTCTATCTCTGGTTCTATTGTTGAAACTCGAATTCCACAAACACAATGGAACTCTGATGCATTTGATGGTGATAGCTCATCACATATTACTTTAGATACTGCTAAAGCACAAATTTTTTGGATTGATATTGAGTGGCTGGGTGTAGGATCTGTTCGAACTGGATTCGTAATTGATGGCCAATTTATTGTTGCTCATACTTTTCATAATGCAAATATAATTCAGTCAGTATATATTACTAGTGCAAACCTTCCAGTAAGGTATGAAATTATTAATAATGGCGAATTAGCTGAGCCTGCAACATTAAAACAAATATGCTCATCAGTAATTTCTGAAGGTGGATATGAAGCCCGAGCTTTACAACATGTATATGGAACATCATTAGCTGGTCATGCAACAGCGACTGCCAATACTTTTATTAATTTAGTTACAATTAAAATGAGTCAAAATAAAGCTATCGTTATTCCATCTGGAGCTGATATATTAAATATTTCAAATGCTGATTTTGAATGGGGCTTATTTGTAAATGCAACTCCTAATTCAGCATTAACATTTAATCAAGCAACAAATAACGTGCAATATGCATTGAATGCAGTAAATATTTCTGGTGGACGTAAAGTTGCTGGTGGTTATATGGGTAGTAAAACCGCGCCATTGGCCTTAGGCGATGGATCATTCGATTGGGATTATCAATTAGGCCAAACTATTCCTGGAGTTTCGGATACTTTAACTCTTGCTGTTATGGCAAGTACAACAAATAAATCGGCAGCAGGAATACTAAAATGGTTCGAACTATAACTTTAACTGAGGTGTTAATATGACTAAAAAACCTGGATACTTAAAAAACTCTATTGCAAAAGCAACTGGATACTATACTGCCAAAGGTGAAAAGCTTAAGGGAATAACATTATCACAAGAAGAGCAAGATGCTTGGAATGGTGTTGTAAAAAAAGTAGCTAAGCCAAAAAAGCCTAAGGCTGCTCCTGAAGAAGTTGTTCCTGAAGAAGTTGTAGAACAAGCTGAAGATCTTTAATAAATAAAGTTAATAATGACTTTATTTTATTGAGGAAGTAATGAAGCTTTTTAATAGTTTGAATAAAAGCAATTTTGTTTTATTTGCTGCACATCATTATAATAATAACCAATGTGTAGATGCTGAAGAATTTTATAATGATTTGAAAAGATTTAAATACATCAAAAGATTAATAAGCAGATATACACAGACTGGCGAATTACAAGAAAGATTATTGATTAATCACACTGTGGTTATATTTAATCTATTTGGTATTGAAGCAG